GTTCTCCTCCGTCTGCTCGTCGATGTCCACAGCGAGGCTGTAAACGTCGGCGTAGTACGGAGTCGTCGAGGTGCTGTAGCCGATGGTGCTCGACTCAGCGCCCGGAGCGCGCTTGTTCATCTCGTCCCGCTGGAACGAGCCGCGATCGTAGGTCCGATACAGGTCGGACTGCTTGTTGACCGGGATGGTGGGGAACACCGCGTCAGCGATGAAACCCTCTTCGGACATGACCGCCACGCTCATGTTGGTGAGCGTGCGATCGACGTGAACCGCGCTAGGCGTCGGCTGGGCCTTCGTGACCGGCTGGTTGAAGTTCATTGGATGTTACCTCCGAATCAGGCGAGGATGTGCTCGCTGAGAAGCAGCACTTCGATGATCTCACCAGCAGCGGAAGCCGCCTGGAGAGCAGTGCCTTGGACATGATCGCCCGAAGCCGCAGCGATGGCGCGACCCGAAGCGTCGGACTGGACCTTGGCGTCCTGAGCCACAGCAGCACCGGCCACGATCTTGACGATCTGGCCGTCGCCACACGCGACTTCCACGGCCTTGCCTTGGGCATCAGCCGGAGTGATCAGCACGCCCGCGCACGAGCCGCCAGCGGCGTCCTGTTGGACAACCTGACCGCTCGACAGTTTGACGAAACGGAACTGCGCCGAGGACAGGTCAGCACCCGCCTCGAACGTAAAGCTCCGCTTTTTGTTCATAGAAGCCATGATTGGTTCCTCCGTGGTTATCAGCGGGTCTGAGCGTAAAGGGAACGACCCTCAGCGGTGCTCAGAACCGCGAAGAGGGCTTTGTCACTGGACTCACCAGTCTCGGCAACGCGCTTGCTGACGAGTTCATCGAGCTTGGTTTCCGCGTCAACAGCAGAGGCAGACTTGGCAGCCGTGCCCAGGCTCTTGAAGACGGCGCTTCCGCGCTCGTTGGCGGCCTTCAGGATCTCACCCACAGCGCCGCGAACCGTCTCGTCGGTGATGGTGTCCACAGCACGAAGCAGGGCCACCTTGGCAACATCATCGCCAGGAAGGTTCTCCAGCTCCGACTCGGCACGCTTGGCGAGCAGTTCGTCGGCGCGGGCGGCCTTCTCAACAGCAAGCTCACGAGTCGCCTCGTCGGCTTGCTTGGCAAGACGAATCACCAGCTCACCCGCACTTTTGCGGATCTCAGTGCCGTCGATGCAGGTGTAGGCGACCGGATCGGCCTCCTGCGCCTTCTCGACGAGACGCTGGCGCTCGTCATCGGACTTGGTGATAAAGGCATCGCGCTCCTCACCTTCAGCAAGGTTATTGGCGAACGCCTTTTGAGCGTCGGTCAGTTGACCATACGCCTTGGCGAGCTGCAACTCGGCCTGGAGGGCGTCAAGCTGCTGATCGACCGCCTGCTCGCTGACGGCATCGGTTTGTTTGGTCATGGTTTCTTCCTCAGTTCGACCTTTGGAACCGGCATCAGGACCGGCGGAATCAGAATCAGACATTTGGGTCATGCCTACTTCGTGAGTATGTCCATCGGCCATGCCAATGGTAATACTCCCGTCTTCGTTCAATACCCACGGATGGTGATGACCCATCTCATCATCCGGGGCGTAATCGTGAGTGCTCTGACCACCTTCCGCATCCACATGGATGAGGTGAGAGTGACCATTCACAACAGAGAGGAGGTGGAATGCTCGCTTCTGCGTGCGCTCTGCTCGGAACTGCTGATTGGCAACCGCAGTCCTCTGTGCTTCGTCGGGGAACTCCTTACGAGCTTCCTCGTCAGCCATGAAGCGGCCAACGAAGTCAGCCCGCGACTCACCCTCTTTGGGGGCCGGAAGGCGCTTCATCGTCTCCTCGCCCTTGGCAGCACGAGGATGCCCCTTAGGAAGCAGATCGTTGTCCGTGGTGTATTTCGAGTTCTTGGGAGAGCCCGTCTTGACCAGATGGAGGAAGGCGTTGACACGAGCCATCGCCCACTGGTTGCGCGACTGGGCGCGGGCGCTGGTCGAGTACGCACCAGCACCCCGGCGGTAGACCGCCTTCAGCATCCCAAGCGTGACCTTTCGGTCGCTGCCCTCGTTGTGGCCGCTGACCTTGTTCTTGAGGGCCGTCTCGACGGAATCACTGATCGAGATGCCGCCGCGAGAATCACTTGCAGAACCTTCGGGGTTGCGGTCGCTGCCACGACGACCCGTGCCAGGAGGATCTTCGGCTTTGTAGTCGTAGCCCTTCTCCTCCTCGTCATCGTAGTCGTAACTTTTCTCCTCGTCCTCGTCCTCGTCGTCTGAGTAACGCTTGAGGATCGTCACTTTGGCATGAGCCTGAGCCGGGAAATCAACACCGCTGATCTCCTCCAACTCAAACTCCTCCATGATGCGCTGCTCAGTCATGCAGGAACGTCCTTGATTCGTTTGCCGCCAATGCTGAAACCCCGAAGCTCACCCGACTTGAACTTCTCAAGCATTTCGGCGTCCGGGGCCATGCCAATAATCAGGCCCGTTCGGTCAGGATCCTGGATCCCCAGAGACTTGGCGATCTCTTCAGTGAACGGGAGCATGAAGACGACGGTTCCGCGATCACCGGAAACGTGCATCTCCCTGGCGACTCGTGCGCCTTTGGCAAAGTTGGTCGCGGCCTTCAACATTGACTGCTCCGGGATATGATCACCCTGGAGGTCAAAGTAAGGTTGGCCCATTTCCTTGCAGATGATAGCCCATCCAAAGACGAGCCCAAGCTCGTCGTGAACCTTGGCGACTTCGCAGTTGAGCTGAAATGAGTCCGTCATTCCATCCGTAGTAGATACCACTATACCATCCTCAATCAAGTCTGTCCAATCTGATTCTTTATTAGCGGCATCCTTTGTAAAGAAGTCATCAGGATCTCCGGGAGCTTGGCGAACGTCTCGCGGACCTTCGTGACAGAACTTCAAAACCCCTTCGCGGCGAAGCACGCCATTCGCCCAGCGGCGACCAGCATCCCCACCCCACAGGAGCCAAGCAATCATGCCAGCTCCAGGCTCGCCCGACTCCGTGCGACTGTCCTTGTTACGCTCGTGACGCTCGAAGAAGGCCCGCATCCGGCGAATGGTCGCCAGTGACAGGCTCTTGCCGTTGGCAAGATCACGAGCCCGCGCCACGCCCGACCGGATGCCCTGACGGCCCGCTTCCTGGGTCGAGAGGCCGCCTCGACCGTACCTCTCGCGCATCTCCAGGCCACGCTTGGCGTTGCTCTGTACGCCCTTGGGGGGCTTGAACGACTTTTTATCCATCAGGCTTCAGCCGGAACGGCATCCATAGCGAATCGAGTAGTCAGAACGCAACGACACTGGATTGTCTCCGATCCCGGAGCGTCAATGTCTCCCGGATATCGGATCAGGTTGCCCGCACCGGACAGGAAAGGCTGGCCGATAGGGCGCTGCTGGCCGTGCATGAATGAATGCGAGTTTCGCACCCGTTCGTCCGTGGCGGTGATCCACTCCTGCACCAGATCGTCCGCGTCCAATACGCCCTCTGAGATGGCCTGACGATACGCCGCCTGCGCCCCCTCGTGGACGGATCGAAGGGCCTCCGTGCGGGCGATCACCTCGCTCCGGTAGCGAATATACCGCTCGCGATAGCGAGCCACCATACGATCCACCTGATCGCTGGTAAGCGGGCGCTCACCCGATACAGCAGCTCGCACACTGGGATCAAATCGACGGTCGCGCAGCGCCCGCTGGAGCGCAGCCGCGTCTCCCGCCTCCAGCAGTCTGCGGTAGTTCAGCACGGCCTGCGCCTGTCGGCGCGTAAGCCCAAGGGTCTGGCGGAACAGGAGCGCCTGTTGGCGGGGGTTGAGCCCCTGCGCGATGCCCTCGACCATCGCATATCGAGTGGCGAGTCGCTGCTCACGAGTGAACTCTCTGACAAGGCGAAGCTGGTTACGCCGCATCATATCGACAGCCCCCTCATTGGTGCGGTCGAAGTTCACAATCACGTTGATCGAGTTTGCGATGAACCGCATGGTGTCGTCAGCCGAAGCCAAGAACGACATGGAATAAGCGGTTCCAAGGTTGGCTGCCGCGATCTCAGCAACGACCAACGCCTCATCATAACGGCCCGCGGACAAGAGATCTTCGAGCTGCGCCAGCGTCACGCTGTCCGTGATCTGCTGAACCGTCTCAAGGAACCGACGGCGGAAGCTGATAGCTGCTGCCGCCAGCAGCCCCTCCATCCGTTCTTCGTCGTCTTCCATCAGGCCCTCACAGCAGCAGTGTAGGTCGCCGCATCCGGGTCGCGCTCAACCGGACCCACGATCTCGAACGTCTGGCCCTCGATCACTACGCGATCATCGGGCTCAGGCACGATGTTGTTCGGCAGCGTGCTGCCCAGGATCAGCACGACTCGCGATCCCTGCTGAATCGCCGTGCCCGGCGTGCGGCTGGTATCGTAGGTGTCGAGGATGCCGCGACAGGTGTAGGTGCGCGTGCTCGAAGGCTGCGGCCCCGTAAGGTTCGAGGGATCCACGGGGCGAACAGTCGTCTTCTTCAACAGCACCGGCAGCAGGCTCGGCCCAAGGGCCTTGCCTACCTTCTCCGCGATGCGTGCTCCGAATAGATTGTTACCCATCAGGACAGGGGCTCATCCAGGTCGTAGGTGTCGCAGTTGTCGAACTGTGACGTGTCCGAAGTACCGAAGGCCGAAGGCGCGCCCTTGGTGTTGCCGCACAGGTACTCGCGGATCCACTCCATCACGACCACCGGGAAGCGCGTGATGCCGTCCGTCCCCAGCACGCCGCCAGGACGGAAATACTCGATCTCGACGCTGCCAGCGCGGTATCGCTTGTCGTTGCTGCCAGTGTTCTTGGAGGTCTCCAACTCCGAGTCCTGCGACAGCTCATAGGCCAGCTCGATGCAGCCGTTGATGATCCCGGTAGGCACCGTGTCGTCGGCCACCGCGTTACCATCCGCGTCCGTGACATTCATGCG